AAAGTTATGCATCATACTGTTAAGGATGGTGTGTTAGAAATAACTGATGATGCTGATTTTAAATACTCTTGGGATAACAGTGGAATTGATAGAAGTAAAAGTTTAGCAGAGAACATCGAATTTGGGTATGGAGATGATCCTTGGAGTGAACCTAGACCATTTATGGATGATGCACAAGATTATATTAATAGAAGTGGTGAGGTTGAACATTTGATAAAAGAAGGATTTGAGAAGAAATTAGGTAAAGGAAGTGTGGTGTAAATTTGGTTTGGTTTAGGTTTAAGGTAGATTGAGAGTACTACTTAAATGTAGTACTTTTTGTTGTGCTTTAAATTAGGCATACATAGGGATAGATTAGAATTAGCTACTCTAACGAAAAGCTGTAATCCTTAACAGTTTCCCTATTGTTAATTTTTAAGGAGAGTATAAGGATATTAAAAGGAGATATTGGGATGAGACAAAATAGAGTAGTTTACACAGAAGATTTTATTAAAAACATGTTTAAAGATGGTGATTTTGAATTAATAGATATATTAGAATTTAATGGAATAAAATCTAAAATAAAAATAAAGTGTTTAAAGTGTAATAAAATATTTGATAGAAAACTTGAAAATTTTAAGAAGACATTATGTTGTCCATTTTGTTGGAAAAATCCAAAAAAAATAACATTTAATCAAGCAAAATCATGTGTTGAAGTAGAAAGCAATAGTGGATGTAAATTTTTAGAGACTAAAGAATCTTATAATCAAAAGAGAAAAGAAATTCCTAAACTTGCATTATGTGAATTTGATTTTCAATGTGCTTGTGGAAATTTATTTAGTACAACATTAAATAGATTTAATAGTAAAAAAGCTCCAAAAAGACAATGTAATGAATGTGGTCATAAAATGTTAGGAGATGCTTTAAGACATACATATGAAGAAGTTAAACATTATATAGAAATTGAAAGTAATAGTGGTTGTAAATTATTAAGTTCTGAATATATAGATAATCATAAAAAACTACACATTCAATGTTCTTGTGGAAATGATTTTTATCGAGCATTAGCTGAATTTAAAGGTAGAAAACTTTTTAAATGTCCATTATGCACAGGGGCAATGGTTAAATTTACATATGAGCAAGTTCAACAAGATTTAGAACAACATGGTATTGAACTCTTGTCTAATATTTATCAAAACAATATGACTAAATTAAAAATTAAATATTCATGTGGACATATAGCTAAAAGAGATTTGTGTGGAATTAAAGAATCTGATTATAAATGTCCATATTGTATTAAATCTGGATATTTAAGAAATACAGAAACATTTAAAAAAGAGGTTAAAGATTTAGTTGGTTATGAATACGAGGTATTATCAGAATATACAAAAATGCATGACACTATATATATGAAACATAACAAATGTGGTCACAAATACTATGTAATTGCTAGAAATTTTCTTAAATTAGGAGCAAGATGCCCATATTGTCAATCATCTAAAGGAGAAATCTTTATTACTGATTGGCTTAATAAAAATAATATATACTATCAAGAACAATATTCTTTTGCAGATTTAAAAGGTTATCATAATTGTTTGAGATTTGACTTTGCTATATTTGATAACATTTCAAAAAATAGTCTTAAAATGTTAATTGAATATGATGGAGAGTTTCATTATTTCCCATTACAAGGCGAAGATAAATTAAAACAACAACAACATTATGATAATTTAAAAGATGAATATTGTAAGAAAAATAATATTGAATTATTAAGAATACCTTATTGGGATTTTAATAATTTAGAAAGTATTTTGCATGAAAATATAATAAAAGGAAGTGTTACAAGTGTCTAAAATTACTAGAGTGAAGTATTTTACACCTGAAAAGAAAGCATTAATTAGTCAAGAAAATAGATCTCTATATGAAAAATATTTACGTTCTAATATTATTAAAAATATGGAAGTAGAAGAAACAACATTTAAAACATATAAAAACTATTTTTATCAATTTTTAGTATTTATGGCAGAACAATATGACAATATGGGATTGTATTCAGAAGAGTTTTTTGAAAATGCAGTTGATATTATGGAAGAATTTATGACATTTTGTATCAATGTTTTAAAGAATAATAAAAAAGTTATAAATACAAAAATATCTGCTGTATCTACATTCTATTTATGGAGTATGAAAAGAAAATTAGTTGATAGACATCCATTTGATAAAAAGCTAGATAGAATGAAGGGTGCAAATGATGAAAAAATTATTAGTTCATATTTTTTAACTGATGAACAAGTACAAGAAATAAGAAGAGGGCTATTAGATGAAAATAGATTTGACATTCAAGATCAATTGATTTTTGAAATAATGTTAGATTCAGCTAATCGTGTGGGAGCAATTGATAAACTTACATTATCTTCTATGGATTTAAATAATATGGTATTTAATGATATCAGAGAAAAACGTGGTTATAGAATAGAGGTTGCTTTTTCAGAAACAACAAAAGATATAATATCTGAATGGTTAGAAATTAGAAAAAATATGGATAATTCATCTATAGACGCTTTGTTTTTAACTAAATACAATGGTGAATATAAAAAAATGACAAAAGGTACTATTCAAGATAGAGTTAGAAAAATTGGCACTATTATAGGATTAGAAGATTTTCATAGTCACTGTATTAGAAAATCAAAGCTAAATGATATTTATGTTAAGACAGGAGATCTTTCGTTAGCAGCAGAGTACGGAAATCATAAGTCCACAGAAACTACACGTCAGTCATACATTAAGCCTAAATCTAAGAGTGAAATTCGTGAAAAAATTAAAGAATTAATGAATAATAAGGCTAATTAATTAACCAACCCCCCTTCTACCCTATAGTTATACTAAATGCATAATTAACCTCCCAAATTATGCATTTACCTATACCTATAACCACATCCAACCCATCTTCCCACTTCCCAACAAAATAAATCAAAGGAGTTGAAATACAAATGGCAAGTCCACTCTCCCTATTAATAAAATCTAAAATAGATTCATCAGCAGCAGCCATAGCATCACTAGAAGAACAAATAAAAGCTCTATCACCTAAAATTAAATCTGCTATTACAGTTAAGTTAAATATAGATCCTAAAGATATTGAATTAATTAATGGACAATTAAGAGAAGTAAAAAAAAGAACCAATTCAAATGAACAAATAAAATTTGGAAGTTTAACTGAAGCAAGTAATGAAATGAAGAGAATGATTTCTGATATGGATAGAATCAGAGAACATTTTAAAAGTTTAGGTAGCAATGTTCAAGTTAAACAAGTATTTGATGAGGCTGGCAATGCTTTAAAGAAGTTTGAAGTTAGTGTTGATACATTAAATGGAAAATTAAAAGAAACACAAAGATTTAATGTATCAGCTAATAAAAATAAAGATGGTGACACAGAATATTCTTTCACAAGAGTAACCATGCAATCTAAAGAAGTAGCTGAAGCCAAGAAGAAAGAAACACAAGCTTCAAAAGAGAAATCAGAAGCTAATGTTAAAGAACTAAGCTCTATCGATAAACTTATTTTAAGATATAAAGCTGGTCAAGTTGCTCTTAAAGATTTTATTGAATATAGTAAAAATATAAAAAATGCAGATAACTTTGGTACAAAATCACTTGAACAACAAGCTAAATTGGTTCAAGCATTAGAAACTGCTCAAACTAAATTAAAAAGAATTGAAAGAGAAAATACACCTAAAGACACAAGTACATCATTACCTAAGATAACTCAAGAATTAAGTTCTATTGATAAATTAATACTTAGATATAAGTCTGTAAACATATCAAGACAAGAATTTATAGAATATGGAAATAGAATTGCTACAAGTGATAATTTCAGAAATAAATCACTTGAACAGCAAGCCAAGTTATTGCAAGCATTAACATCTGCTGAAAGAGAAAATGTAAAGCAAGCAAAAGAAACATCTCAAATTAATGCAACAAATCAAGCTAATCAAGCAAGATTATACAATACAGGAATTTCAAGACCTGATTTAAATAGGAATAATTTTGCTTCAGCAGAAAATTTTTCTAATTATGTAAGAAACCTTCCACAAGCAACAGCAGAAGTTGTTAAGTTCAATCAAAGAATGTCAAATACTGGTGAAATCTTAACTGTTGCAACACACAGAATAAGAGAACAAGGTGATAAGTGGAGAACATATCAAACAACAGTTAATCACGCAACAGGTGAAATTAGAGAATTAGATAGAGGTTTGACTAATGCAAACAATAGACAATTATCATTTGCTAACGCATTACAAACTGCTGCACAAAAAATGGTGATATGGTTAGGTGTTGGTAATCTAATATTTGGTGCTATTAGAAATTTTAAAGAAGGTATTAACTATATTATTGAGATGGATGCTGCTCTTACTGATCTTTCTAAAGTAACAAATTTAACAACAAATGAATTAAATCAAATGAAAGATGCTGCTGTTAATATGGGTAAAGAATTAGGCAGATCTTCTGTAGAAATTATGAAATCTATGGCAGAATTTGGTCGTGTTGTTAAAGACATGGAGTCTATCAAACAACTTACAGAAGTAGCAGTTATGTCTTCTAATGTAACCACAATGTCAGCAGACACAGCAGCTAAAGCATTAAATACAACAATGATTTCTTTTAAGAAAAATACATCCGAAGCTATGCATATTCTTGATTCATTTAATGAGATTCAGAATAATTTCCGTGTAAGCGCAGAAGACCTTTCTGATTCAATTGGTAAAGTTGGAGCAGCAGCAAAACAAGCTGGTATTAGTATGGAACAACTAGAGGGCTATACAACTGCCATAGTTAGTGCTTCTGGAATTGAAGGTTCTGAGGCAGGTACAGCTCTAAAATCTTTGATTAGTAGGATGTATAGAATCGGGCCTGAAGGAGAGGAAGATGCAGGTAAAGCAGAAGAGGCATTAACAGACATTGGTATTGCTGTAAGAAAAAATGCTACTGAATTTAGAGATTTTGATAATATTCTTGTAGACATAAAAGGTAAATGGGATACATTAACTAGTATTCAAAAATCTAATATTGCTCAAACTATTGCTGGCACATATCATTATTCAAAATTTATTAATTTAATGGAAAACTTTTCTATAGCAACAGCAGCAACCGACAAAGCTTTAAATAGTGAAGGTTCAGCATTAAAAGAAAATGAAAAATATTTAAATAGCATACAAGGAAAACTTTCTTTATTAAAAACTGCATTTGAGGATATGTACTCTAAAGCATTTGATTCTAATGTATTTAAAAGTATAATTAGTACTACAACAACATTAGTAAAAACTTTTGGAAATCTTCCATCAGCCATTTTTTTAGCAACTACAGCACTAGTTATGTTTAAAGGTAAAGCAATTATAGCTGGAATAGAATCTATTGTTGGTTATACTACATCTTTATATAGTTTAGCAGTTGCTGAAGGTGTTGTTGCAACTGCTACAACAGAAGCAGCTGTAGCTTTTAATTCATTAAAATTGGCATTTATGACAAATCCAATAGGTATAGTAGCTGTTGCAATTACTACATTAATTGGATTATTTGCTGTTTTTTCTAATTCAGCAGAAGATTTGTCTGCATCACTTAACAAGGTTAATGAAGAGATCGAAACTATAAAAAATAACCAAGACACATTAAAAACTTTAGGAGCAACATATGCTGAATTAAGTAAGCAAACATCTTTATCATCTGATGAACACCAAAAAATGTTAGATATACAAAATCAAATTGCTGATATTGCTCCTGAGTTAGTTAAATCATATGATTCCGAAGGAAATGCAATTATAAAAAATAAAGAAGAATTAGATGATTATATTAAATCAATGGAAAAGGCTAAAATATTAAGACAAGCAGAAAAAAGAGATGTTTTAGCAAAACAATTAGACCAACAACAATCTAATGTGTCTGAAGCTGATGATTGGATTAAACGAAGAGAAGAATTAAATAATATAATCACTAAAACTAAGCCTAATAAAAATGGACTTTATACTGTTCCTAATAGAGATGGACTTGGAGAACAATATTTTCCTAAAGAACAAATTCAAGAACAAATAGATTTTATTACTACGCATAATATAGAGCCAATTCAAAGAGATATTAGAGAATTGCATGATTCTATGACTAAAACTAAAAAAGAAATCAGAGATGGTGTAGAAGAGTTTGCTTCTTTGTCTGGCATATCACAAAAAATAGCAGAAAATTTAGGTTCTAAAATTGATTATAGTAATTTAAATGAATATGTTAAAAAGATTCAAGAGTTAGGTATAAAAATTAATTCAAAAGATCTGAATAATCAAATTTCTTTATACGAAAAACTTACTGAACAATATCAAAGTGGAACTATTACAATTGATGAATTAGTAGGAAAATACAATGAATTAAAAGGAATTTTAACACAAGTTGGAGTTACTGAAAAAGATATTTCTAAGTTTTTAACTTCTCCTCAAGAAGTTAAAAATACACCATTTCATTCAATAGCTGAAGATGTAAAAGAATTTGAGAAAGCTGTAGATAGTGCAGATAAAGCATTTAAAGAAGCAGTAGATCATGCACAAACACTTACATCTGCTCAAAGTGAATTAGCAGAAAACAACAAAATTTCTTCTAAAACATTAGAACAGCTATTGTTAGCATATCCTCAATTGATTCAGTATATGGATGATGAAACAAAACTATCTAAAGAAATTGATAATTTGCTTAATGATGAAGTTGAGAATCAGAAAAAATTATATACTGCTAAAATAGATTTAAGTAAAGACTTTTTTAATATCTATATCAAAGGAAATAAAGAAACTTGGGATATTGTTTCTAAAGCATATGAAAATGATGCAAAAAATTTCCAAACAGTTGCAGATGCAAAAGGTGAAATTAATAAAAAGCTTATTGAGTATATAGGTGGTTCTTGGAATGATTTATATAAAGATCAAGGAGAAGCCTTAGATGCCTCTTTAAAGTCAATGGAAAATTCATTACCATATGTTACTGACACTATTGCAAGACAAAAACTAATGCAACAAATGGCTGATATTAAACAACAAAAACAAGTCTTTGATGCATTAAACAAACCTATTGATTTAACACTTGATAAGATTGATTTTAAAACATTAAATACTGATGACAAATCAACAGAAAAGAAAGACCCTCCTGACAAAGTACTAGATCCACTAAAACTTGAAATAGATCTCTATACAAAACTTAATGCTGAAGTTGATAGAGCCACAAATGCACTTGAAAAACTTAAAGCACAAGAAGATCTTGTTACAGGCAAGGAAAAGATTGCCCTTCTTGAAAAAGAAATTGTTGCTTATAAAAACTTAGATAAAGCTAAAGAAAATGTTTTAAAGCAACAAAAGGATGAGAGAGAAGACCTTCGTAAACGTATGGAAAAGCAAAACTTTAAGTTTGAAGGTGACAAGGACTCTATTAATTTAGCCACTAATTATGTCACAAGATTAAAGCAAATGGTTGATGCTTATAATAAAATGGCTTCTGGTACTGAACAAGCAGATAAAGATAAAGCTAAAGCTTCAAATGAAATAGAAAACATGAAGAAGTTCTATGCCAGAATTCTTGAACTTAATAAGGATACATTTGCTACTGAAAAAGATAGAGCAGAAATTAGTAAATCAATTAATGGCATCAAAGCAGATGAGATTAAAATACAACAAGAAATGCAAAAGAAAATGCAAGATGATCTCAAGAAAAATGCTGAAGATAAAATTAAGATTTATGAAGATGCTCAACAGCAAATTGTTGATTTGTTAAAAGACCAGAAAGATAAAGAAAAGAAGGCACTCGAAGAATCTCAAAAAGATTACAAAGAATATATTGATGGCAAAATTAAAGACCTAGATAGACTTAAAGCAGAACAAGATTTCTCTAAAGATGTTGATGAAATATCTAAGAAAATCATTGAGAAGCAAACAGACATTAACAAATATCAATTAGCAGCTTTGAGTGGTGATAAATCAGCTATTGCTAAGATTAATGAATTAAATAAAGATAAAGCTGAACTTGAAAAAAATTTGGCAGAAAAACAAACTGATAGAACTTATGAATTAACAAAACAATCTTATCAAGATCAGGGTGACTTATATGATAAACTTATTGATGACAAAAAGGAAGAAATTGATAAATTTGTTGATGAAGCCAACTTAAAGATTGAAGCAGAAAAGATTTTAACCAAAGGTACGTTAAAGGAAATAACAAAGTCTGTAACTGACTTGTTTGAAGTAACAGGAACAAATGCAACCAAAGCAGGAGAAATTGTTCAAAATTCACTTCTTAGTAAATTATCAGCTATTAAAGATATTCATGCTGAATTAGAGAAACTTAAAAATACTGCATCAAATAATGGTGTAAGAGACTCAGATATGGTTTCTGTATATGGCAAAGGAGGTACTACACCTTATTTTGAATCTGTAGCCAGTGTTGAGGCAAGACAAAAAGCTAGATTTGATAAAACTACTGATGTCATTATGAAGAATAAAATTAGAGAAGAAACTGAACTAGCTACTAATAGACCAGCTCCTTTTGCTAGAGAAGGTTATACAGGAACATGGAGTGGTGGTCATGGTAGATTAGCAGAAGTGCATCCTGACGAATTTATTCTAAATAAATCAACAGTAGGCAATATGCTTCAAGGAAACTTGCAAAGTATCTTGCCAAGAATAGGTATTAATACACCAAGATATGAACCTATTATTAATGGTGGTAATATATCGGTTAATTTTGGAAGTTTATTAAGTGTTGGTAATTTAAGCAATATTGATACAAGTAAACTTAAAGGTATGGCAAGAGAGGCAGCAAATGAGGCTGTAAATATTATTCATGCTAAATTAGGTGGTAGAGGACAGTTTAGAAAATAAAAACTAAATATTATTATAAGGAGTATTAAATTAATTTAATACTCCTACTCGATTAAGGAGATGAATTAATGCTTTGGCAATCAATGAATAAAAATGTAGTATACAGATTATTTTTATGTGATTATACTAGGAAAAAAATAAGAGAAATACCATATACTAATATATCTCTAACACTAACATTTAATGAGTATAATAAGTTACAATTTGAAGTTCAATATAACGATGAAAATAATGAAAAAGATGATAGATTTGACATGATTAAGCCATCTTCACTTATATATCTAATGGTTAAAGATGAAAAAAGTGGCACAACTTTATATGAAGAATACTTTACAATACAAAATCCAAATGTTGAAAAAGATGGTTTTATAATTACAAAACAATTAGATTGTGTCAGTGAACATTATCTATTTTTTGCTAAGAAACACATTCCATTATTTAAAGAAGTTTCTAAGTTATATGATAATACAGGTCATGATGGTCTTATAAATTATATGCTTTCTCAAATTTATAATGTTTATTCTGTAAACTATATATCATCTTCATTGCTTAATAAATATAGAGCTTTTGACTATACTTCAAAAAACTATTGGGAGATATTTTTAGATTTATATGAACAGTTTAATTGTTTCATTATATTTAACAATGTGAATCAAACAATTTCAATTTATGATGCTGAAGAGTATGGAGAACATACAGGACTAATTTTGAATGAGAGAAACTTTATTGATAAGATATCTGATGAAACTAAACTAGAAACTATAGTTACAAGACTATATGTATATGGTAAAGATAAGAATACAACTATAGCAAGTCAGAATATAACAGGGCAGGAATATATAGATGACTTATCTTATTTCATTGATAATGGATTAATGCCACTCTCTTTATCTGCTAAATATCAAACATATAAATCTTTTGTTGAAAGTCAACAAGGACAATGGACTACTTATTTAGGACAGCTTAATACTTTGAATTCTGATTTGCTTACCAAGAATAATGAATTGGCTGTGTTAAAGCAACAAAAAGCATCATTAGAAGCACAGATGGATGCAATTATAAATCAAACATATAAAAATAACACAAGTTATAATACAGTTTATGCAACCTATCAAACTAATCTTGCTAACATTACTACCAAAGAAGGTCAAATTAGTTCAATTAATCAACAAATAGCCAATGTAAATGCTGATATTGCAACATTGCATAATTCAATTTCATGGGATACTTACTTTACTTTATCTGAAAGAAAAGAGTTAATGAAGTATATTTACACAGAAGAATTGACTGTTGATTCCATTGACAATACCCAAGAAGCACAATTGTATGACTATGCTAAACAAGTATTAGCTAGGAAATGTCAAGCTCCTATTAATTTAAAAATAGATAGCATTGATATTTTATCAGATAATTCATTGACTTACTTTCATGATAGAGTATTAAAAGTTGGAGATTTTATAACAGTAGATTGTCCTGAATTGAAATACAATAATGTAAGAATCAGACTTATAGAAATCTATCATAATCCTGTTGATAATGTACTTGACTTTACTTTTAGTAATAAAGACACATTACAGACTGACTTGTTTGACTTAGGTAAAATATTTGCTGCTAGTAATCAAAGTGCTACTGTATTACAATCTGAAAAAAATAATTATGGTCAATATGTTCAAGATAAAGATAACATCCTAATGGTTGGAAATATGATTGATACCTCTGATAATGAAATAGTTGCTGGAAATATGGTAATTAACCAACGTGGATTCACTGGAAATGATATTGGCACTAATGGAGTTTTAAAGTATTTAGATGATAAGATTGTATTGTCTAAAGATGGAATGGCTACTTACAATACATTTATTTCTGGTAATGGAATGTATCTTGAAAATTCACAAGGTACAAGTAGGTTTATTTTAAATATTGATACAGGATGGCAAATAGATCAATTGGTTAATGGTCAATGGGATAGTAAAATATATATTAATATGGATGGAGAAGTGATTATATCTGGTAGTAGTTCTGATGATGTATCTTTAGGTGCCACAAAAGCTAATACTGGATTAGACGATAATGGTAGTTTAATTACTAAGGTATTGCCTAGTGAAGATATTGGAACTCCTACAGGTAATGGATTATATCTAGGTAAAGATTATTTAGGATATTTTGCTAGTGGTCAATGGAAATCATTTATTGATAATACTGGTCAATTTATGTTTAAAGGTGATGAAGATAATTATGTAGCTTGGGATGGTTCTGAAATGACAGTTAGAGGTAAGTTAGTAGCAGATGATATTAGTTCTGGTATACTGTCTGGTGTTAATTTTGCTAATCCTGCTAGAACAGGGTGGCTGAATATAAGTCAAAGTGGCAACAATAATGTTGCAGATTTTAAATTTGAAGTTGATAATACAAATGTACCTATATTTAAAATTTACAATGATATTAATGCTTCAATTATTTCTAGTTTTAATATGAATAGAATGACATTTAGTGGAGCAAGTAATGAAACAATAATTCATGGAGTTTGGAAATGTAATCCTGATAGTGGAAATGGATTTGATAATTTAAAAAATAGTTCTGGAGTTTATTATGTTACTGCAACTACTTTAGCATCTCAAATAAGCAATTTACAAGATCAGATAGATGGATTACAATCCCAAATTAATATGTATCATCCTTAATATTAAATAAATATTGTATATTTTGAAAAACATGTGTTATAATATAAGTATCAAAATATAAAATAAGGAGTGATTTGTATGTTAAATAAATACTTGAACAAGCAAACTGTTGTTGCTTTTGCAATTGGAGGAATTTTAATGACCACAGCTACAGGAATAGCAGCCACAAACTATATAGTTAATGAAAATAAATTTCCTATTTTAGTAAATGGTATAAAAATGAATATTGATGCGCTTAATATCAATGGATCAACTTACTTAAAACTTGCTGATTTTGGAAAAGTTAATAATTCTAGAATTATATTTAATTCTAAAACAAAGGCGATTGAGATAGGCGAACCCAAAAATCAACCAGTTTCAACTCCAGATGGTATAAAGCCTATTGATAGGTATAACGATGGTCAATATTACATTGGTTTTTCTTATATTAACAAATATATTGAAACAAAGGGGTATTCATTGAAGTATATTTTAAAAGATCAAAAGTGGCAATTGGTTAAAGGCGATGAAATTATTATAGCTGATGTGCCAACCAAAAATGAATATGGTTATGATGCAATTGGTTATGATTATTATGTTAAAAACATTATGCCTTTAGTAAGTGGAGAGAAGTAATCTCTCCTTTCTTACTATAAATAAAATTTAAATATTTCCTTGACATTTTGTTTATAAAGTTGTATGATGATTACAAGACAAAGATATTCCTTGTTTAGAGTGTTGAAATAAATTATAATTTTGATGAGGTGACATTATGGTTGTCAACAATTTAAAAGAGATACTAGATGAACGAGGGATTAAACAGTCTTGGCTTGCAAAGAAGATAGATATTACACCTGCGACATTGGGTAATATTCTTCATAATAGATATAATACTAGTTTAGAAGTGGCATTAAAAATAGCTAAGATATTAGAACTAAAAGTAGAAGATATTTTCCAATATATTGATGAAGAAAAATAATCTATTTTTATTTTTAATAAATCTATTGACACACAATATAAATCTATTATATACTATATTTGTAAGAAAAACTTAAACTTACAATAAAAATACAAAAATGAAAAGGGGATATTCTATGAGAAATGTAGAATTATTAAGACAGATGTTAGGTCAAACAGTAGAAGTAAAGCAACAGTTCCAAGGAAGTAAACAATCAAGCTTGTATTTAAACCACAATTTTCACTTTGATGTCATTAGTGCTAATCTAGTGTTAGAGGATGCCAATGACATACATAATCAGCATTACATACCATTATCAGAAATTCAAGATGTTCAAGAAAAACATAATCAAGTTTCATTAGTTTGTAATAGTAATATTTTATCTTTCTCAATTATAAAAATTTGTGAACACTGTGGAAATGTTGTTCCAAGTTTAAATGATTTAGGAATTATCAATGTTTGTGATGATTGTCTAAAACGTTTTGATGATTATAAAAAGGAGATAAAATAATATGAGTGAATTAATGGTAAAGACAGTAAAATTTAATGGAGATGAATTAGTTGCAGTTCAGTCAAATGAAAATGGTAAGGTGTATGTTGGAGTAAATATTATTTGTTCTGTTTTAGGATTAGATCTTAGAAGACAAAGAGAAAAATTGCGAGAAAATGAGGTATTATCAAAGGGGGTGTCTACCCTGCCACTACCTTCAAATGGTGGAAATCAAGATACTTTGGTGCTTGAATTAGATTTTTTACCATTATGGCTAGCAAATATCAATCCTAAATTAGTAAATAAAGATGTTAAAGAAAAGCTTATTGAATATCAGCTTAAAGCAAAAGATATTTTAGCTCAGGCATTTGTACATAATAATACACAATATTCTATTCCACAAACATATTCTGAAGCATTAAGACTTGCAGCGGAAATCCATCAACAACTAGAAGAACAGAAGCCAAAAGTGGAAATGTTTGATAAGTTTTTACAATGTGATAAAGGAATTGATATGGATGAGGCAGCTAATGTTTTGAAAGAAGATTTAGGTAGGACAAAATTGTTCCGATTTTTGAGAGATAATAAAATACTTATGAAGGGTGATAGACAAAATATTCCATATTCTAGATATGCTAAATACTTTGAGGTTATTGAAGTAAACAAAAATGGTATGAACTTCTCTAAAACATTAATCAAACCAAATGGTATTGCCTTTGTAAGTAAACTTATAAATAAAGAAAAAATGACTACTCAGTAAAGTAGCCAAACAAACTCGTGATGTAAGTATAAATCTAAATAGCTAAATAGTCAAGATAATTATTTAGCTATTTAGATAATAATATTCAAAAGGATAAAATTATGATATTTCAATTAGATGATTATAGAATTAGTAAAATGTCTGTTGTTGAAAGATTAAGACATGAACTAAATAAAAACTCAAATATCTTATTTAATCACGAATATGCAATTATTGAAGATGATGATAAGGAACTTATTTTATATGAAATAAATAAGAATGAAACATGTTTAATTGCATATCTTTTAGATTTTAATAAGTTGGTTGTTAATAAAAGTAGTATTATATTGGTAGATGATAAATACAATACAAGAATCAAATTATCTAAAAATGGATCAGATGATTTATAAATATATAAAAGGAGATATATATTGTTAGATGATTATATAATAGAATATGATGACATAAAATATGTTAAAGGAAAACAACTATATGAATACATAAGTTTTACAATAGGTCAGTGGAAAGGTGCAATAAAAAAAATTCAAACAGATCCTTTATTAAGTAGATATGTAAAAAAACTTCCTATGAAAACTAACAGTGGAACACAAAATGTTTTATGTCTAGATATTAAATGCATTGATGTTTGGCTATCTAAAATAAATTTTAAAACATTGACAAAAGAACAATATGGAAAAATTGTTGATATTATTAATTATTTATCACAAATTAATTTTACAAATACTAAATATCAGTCTAATATTTATGACTTTGAATCACACCTTAGAGATGAACTTTTCTCTATTGGTTATTTTGACAACATTAAAATAGTAGACAAAGAAGTTGTATATGATTTTGGTAGAATTGATCTTTTGGGTATTGATCAAGAAGGAAATAAAGTCTGTATAGAACTTAAAAGATACAAAGAGTTTAATGACACAAAAGAACAACTGTTAAAATATAAACATTCTAATGTGTTTAGTAGAATTATTTATTGTGCTTATTCTATAGATGATGATTTTAAAGAATGGTGTAAAGTAAATAACATAGATACATATATTTATAAAAGAGAATTAAAAATGATAGCAGTTTAATTATTTTAGAAGAAGTCACTATGACTTCTCCTTTTACCATATTCAAAAAACCAATAAAGGCAGGTGAACTAAATTTGTTTTCAACTTCAACCTATTTTACATATGCTAATCAAAACTCAGCAGATTATGATATAGTTTTAGCTAGAACTGGTGGATTGCCATCATATCAAGTTGGTATATCTTATGAACCACAATACAAAAAAATTAAATACAATGATAAAATGTTCTTCTATGGAAATGAGAAAAACTTATATGAATTTGAATTAGAGTTATATAAAGAAACTATGTGGACAGCATTAGATAGACAAAATGTATGTAGATGGCTATTTCAAAATAGTTTTCAAGACCTAAATTTTTCAAATCCTTACAATGTAAGTCAAGCAAATCAAGTTACAGATATCATATATAATTGTCAACCTGTAGGTAAGCCAGAATCATGTGATTATGGTGGACTATATGGAATAAAGATTAAATTCTTAAACTCTACTCCTTATCCTACAACTAGAACATTAACTCAAACATTTGATTTAAGTGATATCACAGAAACTACTCAAATAACTGTTGTAAATCATAGTAACATAAATGAATACTTCTATAGAACAATATTAAATGTGTCAATGCGAGAGAGTGGAAGTATAACATTGACTAATAATTCTGATGGTGGAAGATATGTAACATTTTCTAATTTGAATAACAATGAAATTATTACATTAGATAATCAACTTGGTAGCCTTATCTCATCTACAGGTGATGATAAGTTAGATAGTTGGAATTATAATTATCTTAGACTAGCTCCACATGGAAA